ACATCTGGCGATAGTGCAACGGTGATTGGTGATGCCTTAGCTGCAGCCATCAATGCCGATACATCCTTACCTGTCACTGCTGTGAATGCAGTGGGCACGGTAACCATTACCGCCCGTCATAAAGGCGAATGCGGCAATGATATTGATATTCGTTTGAATTATTACAATGAAACAACACCGACAGGCGTGGCCGTAGCCATTACCGCTATGGCGGGCGGAACTGGCAACCCTGATATTGCGACGGCACTGGCTGCCATTTCTGCTGATTGGTATCGCTGGTTTGCTATGCCTTATACGGATACAGCCAATCTTGTGGCACTTGAAACTGAGCTTGATGATCGTTACAGCGCCATGCGTCAAATCGGCGGTCGTGTATTTTCAGCTTATAAAGGTACACATGCAGCAAGCTTGGCATTTGGTGCAGCGCGCAATTCAGCGCATGTGTCTGTGATGGGTACGCAAAAGAGTCCAACCCAACCTTGTGTGGTTGCAGCGATTTATTTTGCCCGTGCTTCACAAGCCTTGGCGATTGATCCTGCTCGCCCACTGCAAACGCTGGCTTTGACTGGCATGTTGGCACCATCCATTGTTGACTGTTGGGCTGATAATGAGCGCAACCTGGCGTTGTTCGATGGCATTTCTACCTACAAAGTCCAAGCCGATGGCACCTGCTTGATTGAAGCGGCCATTACACAATACCAAATCAATCAATCGGGTGTTGATGATATTGCATACTTGTATGTGAATACACCTGAAACGCTTGAAGTGCATCGCTACAACGTGCGATCTGAGATTGGCTTGCGTTATCCACGCCACAAATTGGCGATGGATTCCCAGCCTGTTCAACCAGGTCAACCGATTGCCCGTCCAAAAGACATCGTGGCAACCATGCGTGCGGTGTATCAGCGCGAAGTTGATGCTGGCTTGATGGAAGATTTTGTTGCTTATGCAGCGACCATTTCAGTATCTATCGACCCAAGCAATCCGAACCGCGTCAATGTTGTTGAGCAACCAAATCTTGTGAACCAGCTGCGCACTGTTGCAGACCTTGTTCAATTCCGTGTTTAAGGGGTAAGTCATGTCTAATAAAGTCCAAGGAAGAATTACGATTAGCACTATGTCGTTGGGTGTGTTGCGCTCCAAGCCAGGGGCATCGCTTGATTTCGGCGGTGTAAAGCGTGACCCCGTGGAAGATGATCAGGGTGTAGCTGGATATAGCGAAAGCCCTGTCGCACCATCGATTGATGCCACTTTCACAAAAAATGCAGGCGTTAGCGTGAAGGCGTTGGCTGATATATCCAATGAAGATATTAGTTTTGAAGGTGATGACGGCAGTCATCATGTGATTCGTCAGGCGTGGTGTTCTGAGCCCCCCGTGCTTTCTGGTGGTGAAATTAAAGTGAAATTTATCGGCATCACTTGTGATGAGGTGACGGCATGAGTGGTGAGCAAACCATCCAATTAAAATACCCCGTAACGGTGGGCGATGAGATTATCGAAAGCATCACCTTGCAGCGCCCTAAAGTGAAGCACATGAAACTCATGGATTCGGTTGATGGTGAAATTGAAAAGGCAGTGGTTTTGATTGCTGCATTATCGGGTCAAAGCGCCGCCGTCGTGTCAAACATTGATGCTTCAGACTTTACGACATTGTCCACGGTGCTCGGTGATTTTTTGGGTTTTTCCCTGCCAACTGGCGCGATTTAGCTGCTGACTTGGCATATCTCTTTCATTTTCAGCCATCGGAATTGATGGCGATGGAAATGGATGATTTTATGGCCTGGCATGCTCAAGCGGGGCGATTCACTCAGGAATAGCGGGTGTTGTTGAAGTGGTGATGAAGGTCTTTTAAAAAGCTGAATAGCACTGGCGCAAGAAATACAAGCAAAGCTAGCTGCCAGCCATAAGCAAGCAGACAAGCGATAGCAATGATTGCGTAAATATAATTCATAGGGGGTATTATAGATGAGCACACAAAAAATGTCGATTGTCATCCGTGCTATTGATCAGATGACCGCCCCTATGAAACATATGAATAAATCAACCAGCGCTTTAACAAAGGGTGTTGCCAAGCTTAAGCGGCAATCCATTGCGCTGGGTAAAATCGGCTTGGCTGGTCTTGGCTTGGGTGGCGTTGCGCTGCGTAATTTTACGCAAACAGCCGCACAATTTGAACAATTCAGTGCAGTACTTGAAACGCTTGAGGGGAGTTCTGCGAAGGCCAAGAAATCGCTGGATTGGGTTTCTGATTTTGCAGCGACAACACCATTTGAAATGGAAGAGGTGATGGGTTCATTCGTGAAGCTTCGCAGCTTTGGTCTTGATCCTACTCAGGGGCTATTGAGAACGCTTGGCGATACAGCTGCGGCGATGGGCAAGCCTATTGATCAGGCTGTTGAAGCGATTGCTGATGCTGCCACGGGCGAGAATGAACGCTTGAAAGAGTTTGGCATCACATCGCAAACAAAAGGCAATCAAACGGCTTTCACTTTTACAGATAAGAATGGCAAACAGCAGCGCAAAATCGTTGATAAAAATAATCGCGCCATGATTCAGTCAACCTTAGAAATGATTTGGAATGAGAAGTATGCAGGCGCGATGAATAAGCAATCTAAAACATGGCAAGGTATGGTTTCCAATCTTGCTGACCAATGGTCACGTTTTAAAATTTTGGTGATGGGATCGGGCGTATTTGATTTCATGAAAGGCAAGCTCGCTGGGCTGCTGAATCTTATCAATAAGATGGCAAAAAATGGCAGCCTTGAAGCCTTTGCACAACAGTTTGGTGGAAAGGTCACACGAGTATTGAAAGAGGGATGGGTTGCTGCAGTCGCATTTTATAAAATGATTAAATCTATTGCGAGTGTCGCATCATCGATGGCTGCCTTTGTCGGTGGTTGGCAGCATTTATTTGCTATCTTGGTGCTTATTAAGGGCCTGCAAATTGCCATCATGCTGGCAGGTGTTGTGCGCGGTATTTATGCCATGATCGCAGCAATGGTTGGGCTCAAAGCTGTGGGCGGTGGTTCAATGATTGCCAGTATGGCTGGCGCTTTGGGAACGCTTCAAAAGGCTTGGAAGACCGCTACGATTGCTGCTGTTGCTTATGATATCGCCAGACGTAAAGCCATGGTGTCGGGTGGCTTTGGCAAGAAGCTTGGCGCTCTTGCAGGTCGGTTTGGTTTGGTTGGTGCAGCTGGAGCCGCTGGTTATGGCGCGGGCACATTGGCGAATGATTACCTTATCGAAGGCACCCCGTTTGGTGATATAATTGGTTATGGCGCGAACAAGGTAGCCGCTTTTTTTGGCAATCAGGGTTCAAAAGATGCGTTGGCGATTCGTGAAAAACAAGAAGTTGGTGGCACGCTGAAAATTGAGATTGTTGGGGCACCCGTGCGGGTTCGACATCTTCAACCGAAGGGTGGCATGGACATTGATGTTGATAACGGCCAAATGCTGCCAGGTGCTGGCTGATGACTTGGCGCGATAAAAAACAACAAGGCAGCTTTCGCGGCGTATCATTTAGTAGTACATCACAAACTACCGAAGGTGGCCGTCGTGTGGTGGTGCATGAATATGCTGGTAGTGATGAGGCTTGGGCTGAGGATTTAGGCCAAAAGGCCGATATCAGCAACCTTGAGTTGTTTGTCATTGGTGCTGATTATATGGCAGGCCGTGATGCATTGCTGGTGGCGCTAAAAGCCAAGGGCTCGGGCGAGCTGGTGCATCCTTGGTTGGGTCGCATGCAGGTGCAGGTGCAAACCTATTCCTTGAGCGAGTCATCACGTCAAGGCGGTATGGCCACATTCACCGTGGCCTTTGTTGAAGCGGGCAAACAACAGTTTCCATCAGCTACTAAAAACACCGCATCGGCTGTCGATGCTGCCGCAAATGCAGCGGTGATATCCAGTGCCGATGATTTCACGAAAAGCTTCAGCGTGGCCAAGCAACCTGGTTGGGTGGTTGATGATGCCATTGCAGGATTAAACAGTGCTACGGCTGCTGTGAATGCTGCCACGGCGGCTTTTCCTGCCATGCCTGCGCAAGTCACAGGTTTTTATAGTGCTTTGACGACACTGCAAGGCTCGTTGAATACACTGGTGCGTCTGCCTGCCGATCTTGCCAATGGCATGGTTTCTATCATTGGCGGCATGGGCAACACGTTTGCTGATCCTATTCCTGCTTTGCAATTGCTTGCCAAATTTGGTGATAATCAATCCATATCTACATCATCCGCAACACCAGCTCGAAAAGTACAGGCTGATAATCAGGCCGCATCGATTGCCTTGACCCGTCGTGTCGCCTTGATTGAGCAGGCACGTGCATCAAGCGCGGCGATGCCTGAAAGCAGTGTGGCAGCGATTGCCTTGCGCGATCGGCTGGCTGATGAGTTGGATGTGGCATCTGAAACCGCCAATGATGATGTTTATTTGGCGCTTGTTGATTTGCGCTCTGCCATGGTCACCGATTTAACCGAACGCGCTGCGCAATTGCCGCAAATTCATATTTTCAACACCCAAGCGGTGATGCCAGCGGTGGTGCTTGCGCATCGATTGATGGGTGATGCCAGCCGTGTTGATGAGTTGGTGGCACGCAATGGCATTCGCCATCCTGGCTTTGTACCTGCGGGTATAGCTTTGGAGGTGGTCGCATGAATGGCGTGGTCACTTTAGCCATCAATGGCATCAATTTTGGTGGCTGGATAAATGTGCGGATTAATCGCGGCATTGAGCAGATTTCCAGCAGCTTTTCATTGGGTGCGACCGATAAGCAAACGGGCAAGATTCCAAGCTACCCCATCAAAGAAGGTGATGTTTGCCAAGTGATGATTGATGGTGATCAAGTGCTGGCTGGGGCGATTGATGATCGCTCTGTTTCGTATGATAAAGAGAGTCACAGCATTGAGTTTACAGGCCGCGATGCTTTGGGCGATTTGGTGGACTGCTCTGCCAAAGAAATTCAAATCAATGGCAATGACTTG